TTAGAAGATTCGTGGACATTTACCTTGGACGATCTAAAGATTAGTGGTAGCCATGGCTATTGGGCTTCTGGTAAAAGAGCGGCAGGGAAATCTTTCACGACCGACGGCAACGGCGAGACCGCGACCGTCCGGGCCGGTTCAGCATATGGTACATGGAAAGAATTATTAAGAGCCGGCTGGGGCAAGTTTACCGTTCCAATGTACGGTGGCGACGACGGTCTGGACATTACAGAAAGCGACCCATTCAGAAATAGCCAATGGACTGGCACTCCGACTGACGTGACTAGCTATTCGCTTAACTCGGTTAAGAGAGCTATTGATTCAATTGCCGACCCGGATCAAGTCGAGATTAATGCAGCCACTGCACCCGGCGTTACTAATGAGACATTGACTAATCAGTTGGTGGAAGTGTGCGAAGGCCGCGGCGATGCTATAGCTATCATTGATGTCAAGGGCGGCTTTAAGCCAAAGTCTGAAAATTCAGATAGTTTTGCATCTCGCTTAGGTAGCATTGATACAGTAGTTGATAATCTGCAGAATCGTAACTTGAATACAAGCTACGGTTGCGCTTACTACCCGTGGGTTAAGATTTCAGATTCGATTAACGCTACTACGTTGTGGGCACCGCCCTCAGTTGTTGCTCTGGGTGTATTCTCTAGCACCGACATGAAGGAAGCACCTTGGTTCGCGCCTGCTGGCTTCACCAGAGGCGGCTTAAGCGACGGCGCGGCTGGTATTCCGGTTGTGCAGGTTGAAGCGCGTCTAACAAAGGATGAGAGAGATGATCTCTATCTAGCCAAGGTTAATCCGATTGCACAGTTCCCGCAAGAAGGGCTGGTCATATTTGGCCAAAAGACTTTGCAGGCAACGCCATCAGCGCTTGATAGAATTAACGTTCGCAGGCTCATGATTTTCCTTAAGAAGGAAATCTCTAGAGCCTCAAAGTCGCTCTTGTTTGATCCAAATACGAAAGTAACTTGGAACAGATTTATTGGAATGGTTAAACCATTGCTGTTGAGCGTAAAAGTCAGATTGGGATTGGAAGACTTCAAGTTGATCCTTGATGAAACAACCACAACTCCTGATTTGATTGATCAAAACATAATGTATGCGAAGATCATTCTTAAGCCAACGAGAGCAATCGAGTTTATTGCGATTGATTTTGTAATCACGGATTCAGGAGCATCATTTGAAGACTAAAAGTGGGGGGTGATTTTTCACCCCTGCACTATTTATAATGATAAGGGAGAAAGAAAAACATGGCACAAGGATTTTGGTCAGACCCTCTAGTAGAGCCTAAAAGACAATATAGGTGGGTATTATATTTAGGCGGCATGCCAACTTGGATTATTAAGACAGTTAAGAAGCCGTCATTCACTGTTACTGAGAGCCCTCATCAGTATTTGAATCATACGTTTTATTACCCTGCAAGAGTTCAGTGGAATACGATTGATATTACTTTGGCAGATCCTGTGGATCCCGATGCTTCAGATTCAATGTTGGCTCGTTTATTTGCTGCGGGCTATGAGTATCCTTTGGATGCGGCTAGTACTACCACGGTTTCTAAAGTTAAAGCAAATTTTGCTTTAGGTGAAGTCAAAATTGTACAACTTGGAGCAGAAGGAGAGGCTGTAGAAACGTGGAGTTTGACAAATTCTTTTATTACCGCTATTGATTTTGGGACTTTAGATTATGCCTCAGATGAAATGGTTAACATCTCTGCCACAATACGTTATGATTGGGCTGAGCTTGATGTCCCAGCCGGCCGAACAATCTCGCCGGGCTAAAGAATAAAAAAAAAGAGGTAATTAATGACACAGAACAGAAACGAAGAGCGTATCGGCTCTATGCCCGATATCTCTTCGCCAGCACCCATTGCTGAGCAAATGGGCGCTTCATTTGATTTTTCAATTCCAACAGAATTAATTGAACTACCATCAAGGGGAATGTTTTATCCCGAAAACCATCCTTTGCGCGACAAAGAACACGTTGAAGTGCGCTACATGACTGCGAAGGATGAAGATACTTTAACAAATCGCAGCCTCATTCAAAAGGGGGTTGTCTTAGATCGGCTAATAAAAAATATTTTAGTTGATAAAACGATTAATGTTAGTTCTCTTTTGTTGGGCGATAAAAATGCTATTATTGTTGCTGCAAGATCAACAGGATATGGAAATATATACACCACACAGGTTACATGCCCGTCTTGCTTTGAAAACAGCGAACAAAGCTTTGATTTAAATAATCTAAAATTGCAGTTCCCCGACAAAGAAAGGTTGGACAGCTTGGCTGTTACGAAAAATGATGATGACACATTTTCATTTACACTGCCGAAAACTAAAGCTGTGGTTAAAGCTAAATTATTGGCAGGCACAGACGAAAGCAAGCTTGAAAGGCTACAAGCCAACAAAAAGAAGAATAAGCTTCCTGAAACGCCAATAGTTGATCAAATTAGGGCTTGTATAACAGCAGTTAATGGGTTTGCAGAGCCAGCAAACGTTAATAAATTTGTTGATGTTATGCCATTGTTTGATGGAAGATATTTTCGAAAAATTTATAATAAACTAATTCCAAATATTGATATGAGGCATAGTTTTCAATGTTCGCACTGTGATCACGAAGCAGGGGTGGAGGTGCCGCTCACCGCGGACTTTTTTTGGCCTGACCGATGAATATATTGAAGCTGTCTATGAGCAGTTTTTTGCATTAAAATATCATGGCGGATGGAGTTTTGTCGAAGCGTATAATTTGCCAATCAAATTAAGGGCTTGGTTCATGCAGCGTCTGATCAAGCAAAAAGAAAGTGAAAACGAAGCTATAGAAAAAGCAAATAAAAAAAGTAGTAGATAAAGGACGCCGAATGAGCGTCCTTTATTTTATGTGAAACACTATTTATTCAAAGGAGAATAGATAAATGGAAAAACTCCCAATTATTGAAATTGATTTAAGCTTTGCAAAAAAGAAAGTATTGAATGAAAATTTATATAGTTTATTTACGGGCGCCGTAGGATTATTTTTAAAAGGCATTGGAGTAGATATTGATAAATTATCAATTCCAGTAAGAATAACAGGCACTAAAAAAGAAATAGGCGCTTTTAGAACGGCTTTAAACAATTCGAAGCAATATATAGAAACCGCAAAGGCGCATGGCAAAGATAGCGACGAAGCTGCTTCAAAAAAGAAAGAACTGCTAACCGCCGTTTCAAACTTTGAAGAAGTAACAAAAATTAAATGGCCGGTGAAATAGGAACTTTAAAACATGACAGATCCATCAACACTTACACCAGAACAAATACAAAAGATAAAAGCGCAAGTCGATAAAATTACGGACGGCTTTAAAGCTGCAGAAACGGCTGTCGAAGATTTTGGCCAAAAGGCCGCCGAGGTCATGGCCAAGGCGACCAAGGAGGCCGAAGGCCTCAATAAAAATACGGTGACTTATGGCCAAACTATGCGCGAAATTCAGTATACGATGGAAGCCCAAGAAAGAGTTCATAAAAATATAATTACGCAGTTGGAGACACAAATAAAAGCCGTTCAGGAAAGGACTATCGGCGAAAAGAAGAGTAAGGCCGAAGCCAAGGAGTTCGAAAAGGCGAAAAAGAAAGAACTTGTAGCGCTTGAAAAACAAAAGAGGATACAAGAGGACATTTATGGCATTCAGAAAAAACGGCGGGACAACGAAAAAGAAGGTGTTAAAAATGCTGAAGATTTTCTAAGCGCTCTCGGGGTGGTTAAAAAGAATCAATTTGGTATTTTTGGAATACTTACAAAAACAACAGAACAGCAAGCCAAGTTCAAAAAAAGGATTACAGAATCAGTTAAATCCGGCGAAATGCTCGCCGGCGCCATGAAGAAAGTGGCAGAAGGGGCAATGCAGCTAGCTGTTATGGGCATGAAAGGTGGTAGTCTTTTTGGCATTGATCTTCCCGGTATTGTTGGAGCAATTAAGGAATCGCTAGTTTTACCCGCAGAATTATATCGTACATACGGTGACATGGAAAGATACAAAAATATGATTGTGGAGAGTAGACAAGAATTGGCCATATGGGGTGTAACAGAAAAAGAAGCAGGCATGGCACTTGCAGAGCTTGCATCAACAATACCAGAATTTAATATGGCCAGCGTTAGTGCTCAGAAAGAAATGCTAGCCACCACCACCGCGCTTGCTAAAATGGGGTTTGATACAAAAACAACAGCTAAAACTCAAGAAAATTTGATTAAAACACTAGGCATGGCCCCGAAAGAAGCAGCCAAATACACAAAGAGTTTGGCTGGTTTAAGTAAGCAAATGAAAGTTGGTAATAAGTTTTTCCAAGACATGCAAAACTCAATGGAACAACTGGCAGCTTTCACAAAAGATAAAGCAATAAAAGTTTTTGAAACAATGGCTACTAGAGCCCACGCTTTGGGTCTTGCACTTGGCCAACTTTGGAAAATTTCTGAAGGGTTCGAAACTTTTGCAAATGCGTCACAAAAAGTTGCAGAGTTCAATATTGCTCTTGGTGGGCCATATCTTAATACATTAAAGATGATGAAGGCCGCTCACAATGAACCAATAAAAGTAATAGAACAAATGCAAGATGCTTTCGCCGCGTCTGGCAAGAGTTTGTCGGACATGTCACCCGCAATGGTAAAATATATGGCAAGCACGATTGGTGTAAGCAAAGTTGAACTAAAAAGGATTATGGGCAGCAAAGCTGCGCTTAAAGAGTGGGCAGAACAACAGAAAAAGTCTGAAAAGCGGCAAGAAGACCTCAACAATATGGTACTAAAAGCACAAGATATTTTCATGGAGCTTAGTGCTGTAATCCGCGAAGTGTTTTTTTCAAATGGCGACTTTATTGAGTCTATGAAAAGCGCGGTTAGGGGCCTAGGCGATTGGATTAAAAACAATAAATGGCTAATTGAAACACTCATATCACTTTTTACACCGCCCGGCGGATTTATTGTTCTAGCAATCGCCGGCATCGTGAAATTGGGTTCAGTGTTATTTATGCTTAATCTGCAAATGATGGCTACTAGCGGCGGCACTATGGGCTTGGGCGGCGCCTTATCGAGCGTGTTCGCCGGCGCCGGCTTAAGTGTCACTTTGGCCGGGATTGCATCCATCGCCATGGCAATTGGCGGCATTGTCTTGATTGGATACACTGCAATTAGCGTTATTTCAGAACTGATGGCCGCCAAGACCAAAAAAGAAAAAAAGGCAGCCGGCTGGGGCGCTGCAGGCGCAGTTGTTGGTGCCGTCCT